ATACTATCAAAAAAATGATTAAATAACAAAGATGTAAATAAAAATAATATATATGTTTGTAGACTATAAAAAAGAACACAATTTAATCACGACTTTTGACATTCAAGAATTAAACCAAAAATCTTACCAGATTATCAACAAGTTTAACAGATTGTAGCTTTGTTATAAAAATTAAGTTGATACTTTTATCAACTAATTCAACTTAAAATTACACTTCGTGGAATGATGTTGTCTCTTTATTATATGAAACTAATACTAAACATATTCTGTCAGATAACACTATTATTTTATTGAAACTATACAATTGTAGGGTTAATCTCATAAAAATTTGGTGATATATTAAGTTATATGTTCCATAATAATTTGAATTAAAAATATATTTAATTCTATGCTGATGCCTCTGCTGCCTCCGCTGCCTCCGCTGCCTCCGCTGCCTCCGCTGCCTCCGCTGCTAATGCATTTCTTTTTAATTTATTATTTATGTCTGTAATTATTGGATGCATACTATTAAGAACAAGACTTGTTAGTGTTGTATTTGTTTTTAATGCATCAGCTAATACATTAGCTCCAATATCACCAATATTGTTACTCCCAAGGTTAAGTGTTGTTAGTGTTGTATTTGTTCTTAATACATTTGCTAATACAGTAGCTCTACTACTTGTAATAGAACAATTATCAAGAACAAGTCTTGTTAGTGTTGTATTTACTTCTAAGGCATTTACTAATGCTTGAAATCCTTCATCAGTAAAATAGACATACCTAAATTCAAGTGTTGTTAGTGATGTATTTGTGGTTAATGCATTTGCTAATGCTACAACTTCATTATCTGTAATATCGGTATCCATAAGATTTATAAGAGTAAGTATTTTAATTATATTTATATTTAAGCCAAAAATTATTCTCAAAAAACTACGTGTAAATGATACAAAATTTATGCCGAATAATTCTATTACTAATTGTGGAAAGTTAATTTGTTTAAACAAAATATAGTAAAATATAAATAATAATTCAAAATGTAATTGATTATCAGACGTATGATGTTTAATATCAAATTCAAATCTTAGAAAACTATCTTGATCTAAAATAAATGTTTGTAATGTTTCTAAATTAAAAACTAAAGGGGTATTAAAATATCGTAGTGGAATAACAACAGGCATATCTATCTGTTCTGAAACAGATTGTATTTGCATATATTTTATAATGGGTCTTTTAATAAGTTTAATATTTTTTATAAATATTTTGACTAATCTTAAAGTTTCTTCATTACTTAAATACTCAGGATGATATACATTTATAGGAACTGAAATAAACATATCTTCTTCTGTTACTGACTTACTTAATATTAGTTTTTCTTTTAATGATTCTAATATATCTAGGTTCACTATGATTGTGCTTGCTTTATTAACACTTTTTAAACTTCCGTTATTTAGATTTATTAATAATCTTTGTATCTCATCTGGTAAATCCGTGTAATTCATAACAGGATCTTGAGTTTGAAAAGGAATAGGAAGTTAAACAGGAGAAGGAAGATTATGAATAGGAGGAGCTCCACCTATTTGACTTTGTAAATCTAAATATTTATTTTTATATTTTAAATATTTATTTTTATATTTTAAATCTTTATTTGCCATATATATATATTATAAATTAAAAAAATTAATAATTATAATATTTAAGACGATACAAATATCTATTATTATTTTTTTTATTTATTATTTTACATGTAAATTAAAGGAGCACATTTTTTTAGTGAAAAAGGTATAATATTGATATTAATATTTTATTTGAATTAAAAATAGATTTAAATTCGATTTATTGTTATCAATGATTGTGATGCATTTCTTTTTAATTTAGTTTCTATTAATGTAATTATATCTATATTAATTTCATTACCATCAAGATTAAGTGTTGTTAGTATTGTATTTATGTCTAATGCATCAGCTAAGTCCATAGCTCCTATATTACTAATTAAGTTATTCATAAGGTAAAGTGTTGTTAGTGTATTATTTTTTTTTAATGCATCTGCTAATGCTTTAACTCTTTCATCATTAATAAAGGTAGAACGAAGGTCAAGTATTGTTAGTGTTGCATTTTGTAAGGCATTTGCTAATGCTGTAAATCCTTTTTCGTTAAAACTGATACGACTAAGGTCAAGTGTTTTTAGTGTTGTATTGTTTTTTAAGGCATTTGCTAATGCTATAGCTCCTTCATCCACAGAATTGTTCTTCCTATAATAAAAGTGAAGTATTTCCAGTGTTGTATTTTGTTTTAAGGCATTTGCTAATGCTATAGCTCCCTCATCCTTAATATCGCCATCAAGGTAAAGTGTTGTTAGTGATGTATTTGTGGTTAATGCATTTGCTAATGCTACAACTTCTGAATCTTTAATACGGCTATACTTAAAAATAAGTTTTTTAATTATATTCTTATTTAAGCCAAAAATTATTCTCAAAAAACTATGTTTAAATAATATTAAGTTTATGTTGTTAAATTCTATTTCTACTAGTGGAAAGTTAATTTGTCTAAGCAAAATACATAAAAATATAAAGAATAATTCAAATTGTAATTGATTATCAGACGTATGATGAGTATCATCAAATCGTAATCTTAGAGGTTCTAAACTACCTTGAGCTAAAATAAATATTTTTAAGTTTTGTAAATTAAAAACTAAAGGGGTATTCAAATGGCGTAGAGCAACAAATTCAGGAATATATACTGTCAACATATATTGTATAAGGGGTATATTAATATATTCAATATTATTTATAAATATTTTGGCTAATATTAAAGTTTCTTCAAAACTTAAATATTCAGGATGATATACATGTATAGGAACTGAAATAAACATCTCTTGTTTTGTTACTGACTTATTTAATCTTAGTTTATCTTTTAATGATATTAATATCCCATTACGATAATCTTGCCACCGTTGCCAGTTACCATGTTGATAACCAGGTGAATAATTTCTTATAGCATCACTAAGTAGATCTTGTACATCTTGGTCCGCTTTTTTAAATAATTCTGCAATCCTCATAAAATCAGATTCTACAACTGATGATGTAGCTCCGCCATCATCTTCTATAACTGGAGGAGGAGTTCCGCCTATTTGACTTTGTAAATCTAAATATTTATTTTTAAATATTTATTTTTATATTTTAAATCTTTATTTGACATATATATATATTATAAATTAAAAAAAGTTAATAAATATATAGAAATAATAAAACATTGTAAATTTAACTTTTTTATAATAATATATAATGGAAAAAAAAAGACCATCCCCTACTAAAAGTGCTACATTATATAATGTTGGAACTATTAAAACTGGTAATGATGGAAATAAATATATTATAATTGAAAATAAAAATGGTGTTAAAAAATGGCAAAAACATAAAAACGTAACTAAAAAAAATAATACAAATTTATTAGATATTTATAAAATAAAAATATTAGATGAAGTAGAATTAAATAAAATTGCTTTAAAAAATAAAACCTATCAAATACTAACACAAAAAGTAATACCGGAAATTAATAATTTAAAAATAAAAACATTTATAGTTCCTTTACCATTATCAGAGACTAATTTATACTGGAGTGATTATTTTCCACCTACATATATACAAAAAATATATAATAAAAATATTAATAATATAAATTATATGTATTTAATAGTTTATATGAATAAAGAAGGTGATAAAATAATTTATGATAAACCGATTAAAATAAATTTTAGTAATTTAACAAAAAAAAATAAAATTAATATAATTAATATTTTTGAAAAACATTTATTAGGCCAATATAATTGGAATGAAATAAATAATAATTGGATGATTGTTTCTTTTCATAAAAATAAAGACATTAAAAATAATATGAATACTATGTTATATGTAAATATACAATTTAATATAAATTATGATAGTATGGATAATATGTTTAATAATATAACAAAATTAGTTATTTATTTTGAAAAAACTTGTATTAAATATATTGTTTTATGGCATATAATTGATCATAATTTAAAAATTACAATTAATTTATTAGATAATAATAAAATTATAGAAAAACTAAAAAAACATATAACAAAACAAAAAAATATAAATCATGCTAAATTTATTTCTATTAACTTAAAAGATAACAAATTAGCAAGTAATAATATTTGGTCATATACAAAATAATTCTTTTATAGTTATTTATATATGCAAAATATAAATCCTTATATTGGATGGGTTCCGTTTCCATACTTTCAACACGTTTTAATTGTTTTATTATTACTTTCTTATAAAATTTCTGACAATATCAACGAAACTCTAAATAAATATTTTTATAGTAAAATTAAAGATAATAGATTAAAAGATTTTACAAAATTAGTTATAGCATTAATTCCTATAATTATTATATTATATTTAGATTTAAATTATAAGAGTTTTTCAATGATAAGTTTAGGTGTTACAAAATATATTTCAAATGAAACAATAAATACAATTTTAAAATTAATAGGTAGTTATTATCTAATTCTAGTTTCTACAAGAGATCTTGGTTTTAAAAATGAAATACTAAAATCTGATTTTATGAAAATACCTATATTACAATTTTTTGTATATATAGGTGTAGCTTATATGTCAACCGATGATAGATCTTTATCAATAATTGCAGCTTTAACATATTTTCAAATGAAATACTTTGTAACTGGATAAATTAAATACAATATAAATAGATTTTATATTAAATCTAAAATATCTTTTATTAGTAAAAGTATTATTATATAATATATAGTAATGTATAAAAAAAAATATATAAAATATAAAACCAAATATAATTATTTAAAAAATCAATTAGGTGGTGTTTTTGATATTATTAGCGAGACTGTTAGTGTTAAAGAGATAATTGACACCTTTAAAAATAGAATAAAAGAAGAAAAAGAGAAGGAACTAAAATTAAAAAACCAAATAGAATTAAAAAGAGTAGAAAAAGCGGCAGTAGAAAAAGCGGCAGCAGAAAAAGCGGCAGTAGAAAAAGCGGCAGTAGAAAAAGCGGCAGTAGAAAAAGCGGCAGTAGAAAAAGCGGCAGTAGAAAAAGCGGCAGCAGAAAAAGCAGCAGCAGAAAAAGCAGCAGAAGCAGAAGCAGAAGCAAGAGCAAAAGCAGAAGCAAGAGCAAAAGCAGAAGCAAGAGCAAAAGCAGAAGCAAGAGCAAAAGCAGAAGCAAGAGCAAAAGCAGAAGCAAGAGCAAGAGCAGCAGAAGAAGCAGAAGCAAGAGCATCAGCAAGAGCAGCAGCAAGAGCAGCAGCAAAAACAGAAGAAAAAGCAGAAGCAAGAGCAAAAGCAGAAGCAGAAGCAGAAGCAGCAGCAGAATCAGAAGCAAAAGCAAAAGCAAAAGCAATAGCAGCAGAAAAAGCGGCAGCAGAAAAAGCGGCAGCAGAAAAAGCGACAGCAGAAAAAGCGGCAGCAGAAAAAGCGGCAGCAGAAAAAGCGGCAGCAGCAGAAGCGGTAGCAGGTGTAATATATAATATTTTTATAACAAATATTATTAATGAAAAAATTAAAGTAATTAGTTTATCTGATATACATGGAGATATTCACAGTTTTATTATTGCGTTACGAGATTGTGCAAAAGTTATTAAAAAAAAAAAAAATTTTAAATTTGAACAAACTACACCTGATGGAGATATGGAACAAGAATTAAAAAAAGATGTATTTTCAGATGAATTAAAAATATCGGAAAATTACATAGATGATTTAAATTATGAATGGTGTGGCGTCAATACATATGTAGTAATTTGTGGTGATATAATTGATCCATATAGATCAAAACCATTTTTACCAAAATGTGTAAAAAAAGAAAAAAAAACAAATAAATTACCAGAAGAAGAATACGAATATATAAAAGAAGAAGGAGAAGATTATGATGAACTTGAAGAAGACACAGAATTATTACCATGTGAATATTATCCACAAATAGAATTAAAGATATTATGGTTTATAAATGCATTAAATAAACAAATAAAAAAACAAGGCATAGATTGTAAAATTATTAAATTATTAGGTAATCACGATTTAGCTGCTATTATTGATTCTTCTGATCCTAACTCTTATACTAATAATTATGCATTTCCTAACGATTTAAAAAAAATAAACTATTATGGAGGAATAAAAAGACAAGAAATTTTTAATGTTAATAATCCTGGTTTTAAATTTTTAATTGAAGGTGGTATTGGTATATTAGTTAAAATAAATAGTACAATATTTGTTCATGGAGATTTAACAGAAACTTATGATATATACGATGATGTAAATCAATTTATGAATGACTCAACTAAACAAAACCAAGAAAGATGGAAAGATAAACTTTTCAAAAAATACTTAGATTATGACCATGAAAAATCGTCATTATTAAGTAGACAGCGAGGTAATTTAGATGGTGAGGCAAGTAGAAGAATAGAAAATACATATTTGGGAAAAATATTTTGTGATGAATTAACAGAATCATTTATAAAATTTAAAGGAGATGGTAGTATTATAACAGACGATATAAACAATTTAAAATTAGTTATCGGGCATTGTATACAAAGAAGCAACCACTATGAATATAATTTTTATGAAAATAAATATATTGACACTCAAAATCAAAATATAACATATCAGTTAATTTCAAATGAAACATCTGATCCAATAGTAGACACTTTTGGAGTATCTGCATATATAGGATATGCAGATTTCAATAATAAATCAACAATTCCTGGTATAACAATGGAATGTAAAATAGAAGATAAAGATAAACAAAAATATCATAAATTACAAAGATATGATTTATATCAATTATATCGTGTTGATATTGGTTCATCAAGAGGACAAGACTTTGCAAGTTATAAGTATATAACAGATCCTAAAACAGAAAATTTTTTTCTATATTCAAAAACTCCTCAAATTTTAGAAATAAATACAGATGGAACAGTTCAAATAATAAAATCAACAATAGGAAATGCAAGACGTCATTTACAACGACCCAATTATGAAAAACTAACAGAAAATATTAATAAACTAAAAATAACTAATTTAAGTTATAATATTTATAATAAAAAGTATTTAAAATACAAAAATAAATATTTACAATTAAAACAAATAATAAAATAAATTAAAATATAAATGATAAAATAGATTAAATTATAATATTTATCTAAATAATTAATATTTTTTATATAATCGTTTCTTATAACTTTGTTTTAGTAATAATAATTTATTAGATGGTATTTTATTAGTAATTGGATTATCGTTTAATTGAAATTCTACTTTATTAATAATTGGATTATCGTTTAATTGAAATTCTACTTTATTTTATCATATTATCATTTAATAGAAATACTAAATATTCTTGATTTTTTATTTTATTATTAATAGTTAATATATTATCTAATTCATAATAAAATTTATGTATTAATGTATACATTGTATTTATATTACCTATATAAATATTATCAATACCATCACGATATTTATTAATTAAAAATTGATTTTTTATAAATAAATTTTTATTATTATTTTTTATAAAATTTATTATTTGTATATTATTTAATTTATTACTATTACACAATAAATCAAATCTAGTATTTATTACAAATTCATTTTTATCTATATCTGTATTATAAATATAATTTATTATACTATATTTTCCATACCAATAATTTTTCCAACCGTTTAAAGGCATTTTACTTAATCCAACCAATCCATTTAAATTACCTATTAAATTAATTTTAGTATCATCATCTATTATTATTTTTTTTATTAATATTTTTAAATCATCAAAATAATTAAAAATAGTTGATGATTCTACAATATTATTATTTATTTCTATATGTCTCCAACTTATATTATTTGCAAATATATTCCATGTATGAATATATATATTTAAATCAGGAAATATAGTATACAAGTCTTTTACAAAATTATACAATTCTTTTGTATTAAATGAATCACGAATATGACCTCTTAATATTAATATCATATATATATATATATATATTAAAATTTATTATACCAATATATATAATATATAAAGAAAAATATTTAAAATATAAATTAAAATATTTAGATTTAAAAGGTCAAATAGGTGGTGTTATTACCGAAGATGAGAAAAACAATTATTTACATAATACAAATGTAATAGTGCCTATATTAACCGAATTTGGTGATCTAAGTATTTTTTATCATTTACAACAAAATAAAAATTTAAAAAGGTTAACATTTACAAATATTCGTCAAATAATAGAACTAATAGAAAGGAACCTATATTTTAAAGATACAATTTATAGTAATCTAGAACAAAAAACCATAACACATCTTATTCTTTCAGGAAATAGTAACTCACAAATAGATAACACACACCTTAAAACATTAGCCGAAATATTAGCATATTATAAAAATGTTACACATATTAATCTTACTAATAATAATTTTGATATTGCTGAATTATATAAATTTATAAGATATTTGAGAACTCATGATTTTAATAATACATTACATATAACCTTTTCAAATTCCGATAAGTTTACTAAAGAAGATATTGATGCCTTGAAAAATGAGGCATTAGAAAAAGATATAGAATTTATATTTATATAATTTTATATTTCTTTTTATTATATATGGATAATAAAAATTTATATTTAAAATATAAAAATAAATATACTAATTTAAAAAATCAAATTGGTGGAGGTATTAAGAACGTTGTATCAGCTCTATTTTTTAAAGATACTGTTTATTTAGTGCAAGAAAATAACGGTCAATGGAATTTACCAGGTGGTGGAATAAATAAAGGTGAGGATTATAAAACAGCTAGTTTTAGAGAATTTAAAGAAGAAACAGGTGGGTTTCTTTTAGATGAATGGATACATAATATTTTAGATAATAATAATAAACCAATTATTAAAGAATATATATATAAGACACATACTAAAATTCTTTTATATTATTTGATAAAAACATTTGATAAACCTAATATTATTTTTAAAAAAAATAAGGAAACAGTAGATGGTCGGTGGTTTAACATAGAACAATTACCTGATAAAATAAGATTTCCGAAAAGTATGGATAAAGTAATTAAAAAATATTTAAAAGATAAAATTAATTAAAAATATAACAAATTATATATACAATATATAAAGAAAAATATGAAAATATAATTAAAGGAACTTATAACAGAACTAAAAAAAATTTATTAAAAATCCATCAAATAGAACAAGAAAGAAAAAAAATTATTTATAAAGCATATATAAAACTCGGTGTTTTAAATGTGCAAAGGTGTAAAAAAATTGAAATTTTAACTGTTTATTGGTTCCTTTAATTATTATATGTATACACTCATTCACTCACTATGCCTTCGTTTCTTAACACTCTTAACACTCTTGCTTGGGTAAAGGATTTGGTGGACGCTATTAGTGAAGACGTGCTGGTACCCAAGTTCTTCCCACCAACGGCCAACCCTCGCTACGACGACAAGGACGACGGCGATGACGACAAGGACGACGGCGATGACGACAAGGACGACGGCGATGACGACAACAAGAAGTGGTTTTTTGTTCCTTCTCCTGATGCGACCGAAGATTCCGAGTGGGAACTCGTGCCCCCTGAGCCTGTTGAGTTAGCTCGCATTTAAGCGACTTCAACGTCAGTGAGTTGTAAAAGATTTGTTATACTTATAAAAATTTCAAACTATAATTTATTATAGTTTGGAATTCCGTATTTTTTTTAATATAAAAATAAATATATTAATAATACTTAAAAAGACTAGAACTATTTATTAAAGAAATAATTCTAATTAAATAAAAATTTAATAGTTTTTTTTGATGAAATTAATTATAAATAATATTTTAGATTTTAGAGTTTACAATATCTACTAAATATTATTAATGTATTATTTTATTATTAATTTTTATTATATTATTTAGAGAAAGCATATGCTGATAAACCTAATATTATTTTTAATAAATATAATAAAATAACTGATTGAAAAATGGTTTAACATATACTAATTTCTAATAATATAAGATATCCTAATAGTATGTTTACAGTAATTATAAAATATATCAATGATAAATAATTAAAAATATAAAAAAATTTTAATATATATATATATATATATATGACTGATAAAGATTTATATTATGATAAATATTTAAAATATAAAAATAAATATTTAGATTTAAAAGTTCAAATTGGTGGTGGATGGAATATTATTTCATCTTATAAACCAACTCATATAAAATATAAAACTACTGATCTTAGTAATATAAAAAATAATATATCTATAGAATATACAAAAACTGAAACTGATACTTATACACATACAATAAAAATTATCATTAAATATTATGATAATATTAATATTAATATTGAATTACACTTAAAATATTCTTCACCTACTATCAATGAGATAACACGTCAGTCTTTAGAAGGAAAAGACTCATTTATAAAAAATACAAATGCTGAATTACATAAACAATTTATATTAGCACTAGAATATATTCTTACAAATATTAAAGCAAAAGAAGCAAAAGAAACAAAAAAAGCAAAAGAAGCAATAGAAGCAACAGAAGCAACAAAAGCAACAAAAGCAACAAAAGCAACAGAAGCAACAGAAGCAACAGAAGCAATAGAAGCAACAGAAACAATAGAAGCAACAGAAGCAACAGAAGTAAATGAATTTATAATTATAAGTTTAGCAAAAGTCCTCTACACCTAATAGCTTTAAAATGCCGTACCAAAAAAAGATAAGTAATCATACTTATAAAATAATATTTCTAAAAAGTATAAAAAATATAAAATTAATTAAAAATTATTTATAATTTAATATAATAAATGAATAGTATTTATTTTATATTATTTCAAATTATAAATATAGTTTCTGTTTTTTCTAGCCCAATTAAATATTATTATGATCATAGAATTCATAATTTTGGTAATATTGGATTAGGTGGTAAAATTCATTCAATAGTTGCACCATATGCAACTAAAATTATAGACAATACATGTTATAATTCAATAGATATTCGTCAAGAAATACTTACAAATTACAATAATAAATTTTATGAAAAAAATAATAAATTTCCTTTAATAATAGATTTATGTTGTGGAACTGGAATGTCTACTTACACAAATCAACTAGGAATTGATACTAGTAAAGAAATGATTGAACGTGCTAAAATTATACAAACATATAAAAAACCAAATACAATTTTTACAATAGGAAATGCTGAAAATTATGGTAAACCAAAACAATTTAATACAGCAACAATAATGTTTGCTTTTCATGAAATGCCCAATTATGCACATAATAAAATAATAAAAAACGCTAAAAGAATTACGACCGATGATATTCTGATAATAGATATATCACCTAATTATAAACCATCTAAAATAATGTTAACAGGAGAACCGTATTTATTAAATTATAAAAGCACTATATCTGATATATTAAAAAAACATAATTTTTCATATATTGAATATATACCTAATCATGTTGGTTTTTGGTATTATAATCATAATAATTTTATATTTGAAATATAATTAATTTATTAAAAAGTGATTTAAAGAAAAATTATATATATAATTTAATAGTTCCCATAGCTCAGTTGGTTAGAGCGCTGGTCTTATGAGCCATAGGTCGGCGGTTCGAATCCGCCTGGGAACAATTGCTCTTGTAGTGTAGTGGTTTATCACTGAGGACTTTGAATCCTCCAACCCCAGTTCGAATCTGGGCAAGAGCTAAGCTGGGATGCCCGAGTGCTCCAAAGAGATGACTTGAGCTGATGCTATCGAAAGATGCGTGGGTTCGAACCCCACTCCCAGCAATTTGCTTCGTTAGCTCAGTTGGTCAGAGCATACGGCTGTTAACCGTGAGGTCACTGGTTCGATCCCAGTACGAAGCGTTCTATTATCATCAAATTATTATTAAAACCTTAGCTGGGATGCCCGAGTGGTCTAAGGGGTATGACTCAAGTTCATATATCGAAAGATGCGTGGGTTCGAACCCCACTCCCAGCAATTTATATTGTAAGTTTAATTATTAACAAATATGTGTTATTATTGAATAATTTCAATAACAAATCATTATTTTATATTTTAATTAAATATTATCCAAGTATTATTAATGAATTCTTGTATAGTTTGTTTAGAAGAATCTGATAAATTAATTAATATAAATCATTGTGGTTTATATTATATACATAATTCTTGTTATAAAAAATGGTTAATTAGAAATAAGAATACTTGTATTATTTGTAAAGAACCATTAGAAATAGAAATTAGAAAAGAAATTAATATAATTTATATAATATTAATTAAATTTTGCACAATTGCTTCAATATTATTATTAGCTGGAATGTGTATATATATATTTATAATTTGTGATTTTAAAAAACCATTTTGTAAATTATTTTAATCATCTGTAATACTTAATTCTCTATCGTTGTTAGAAGGTAATTGAACGCTTCCTCTTCTTGGTATAGGAGATATAACAATATCTTCACTATTATCATTTTCATTTATTCTATTTTCATTTATTACTTTTATTTCTATTAATTTATCACCTTTTACTTTTGCTAATGTTGCTGAACTTTCAATAAGTTTAGTGTATATATTATAACTTTTTTCAAGAAAATCCTTTGCAGGTACAGGTCTATTCTTTTTTTGTAAATTTAATGTCTTATATATATCTATACCTAATAAATAATAATCACGTTGACTAATCATGTCATTTTCTAACCTTTTTTGTATTCCAAAAAATAATTCAATAGAACCTATAATACCACAAGTTAAAGCAATTAGTGATGTTGTTAAACTAATTGTTCCTTGTGTTGCATATGGTTGAAGACCAACCGCAATTATACTATTAGCACCATTTAAGATTATTACAGGTAATCTATACCATTTTAAAGTATCTTTTAGAGCAAAATATCGTTCTTTATGTGCTTTACTTAAAATAATACAATTAATTCTAATATTACCAAGAACTTGATCGATATCATCCGTCCAATCATTACCTACATCACTCATTTATATAATAATATATATATATTATTATATAAAATTTATTAATATTTAATTTTATATTTATATTTCTTATTATATATTTTAATAATTAATTGTTATTTTATTTTTAACACTATTAAATTCATTCTTCCCTTTCTTAGTAAACTTATTATTCAAAAGGTTAAGTATTTTCAATGTTGTATTAAATCCTAATAAACTATTTATTATTTCTGCATCAATATCTTCCAACTCCATGTCAACTAGATCAAGTGTTGTAAGTGTTTTATTTATTTTTAATGCACTAAATAAATTAAATAAAAAGATATCTTTATCCTGAATTTTATTACTACCAATTTTAAGTGTTATAAGTGTTGTATTTGTTTTTAAAGCATCACTTAAATTAGCAAATCCTTTATCTGAAATTGTAGTCTTAGTAAGGTCAAGTATTGTATAATCATTTAAAAAATTTGTAATTTCTTCTAATGTTTTATTGTCAAATGTATCAATAAATTTTTTAAATTTTTTAAATTTATTATTATCAAGCATATTAAGCATATCCTTTTTATCTACTCTTTTAATATCTGTATTATCAATAATAATATTTGTTATTATTTCATTTATTTTTAGTAAGTCTATTATTTTATTAGCTCCTACATCAGACAAAGCATTGTCTGTAAGATTAAGTGTTTGTAGTGTTGTATTTTCTTTTAAGCTATTTGTTAAATATTCAAGTTGACCCATTTTGATACTATTAGTAAGATTAAGTGTTTTTAGTGTTTTATTTTTTTTTAAGGATTCTCCTAATATCCTATATACTTCATCATCAAGTATACTATTAGTAAGATTAAGTGTTGTTGCAGTTGTATTTATTTCCATTAATTTTGCAATTTGTAATGCTTCTCTATCATTAATATTATTATAGGTAAGTATTGTATCTTTTAAAAAAACGTTTAAAAAAGATGGTGGTAAAAATTGGGTAAAAAAATTACCTCCTGTCTGATTTTTTAAATCTAAATATTTATTTTTATATTTTAAATATTTATTTTTATATTTTAAATCGTAATCTGACATATATATTATTATATTATATTATAATTTAATTTAAAAAATTTTTAATTATTTTAAATCACTTTGAATTATAGCTGTATAATAATCTATTTTTAATAATTCAATTCTATTAATAAAATCTTCTTTTTGTGTTGTATTATATTTATTAGAAGTTATTGCATTTTCTAATAAATTTATTTTTTTTTTAATAATTTTTATATTGTAATTTGTTATTAACATTACATATAATAATAATCTTATTATGAGCATATATATATGTTTATATAATTTATTAAATTTTTATTTATAAAACCTTAATATTTAAATTTTAACGTATAATAAATTATACTTAAATTTTTTATAACTTTTATAAATTAATTGCTTGAATTATATTTTCTTTTATTGTCATTTCTTCTCCTTCTTCTTCTCCTTCTTCTTCTTCTCCTTCTTCTTCTCCTTCTTCTTCTCCTTCTACTTTTTTAAGGTGAGGAAGAATGATAAGTTCAGATTCTTTAGAAATAGGATTTTCATATGCAAAAACATCCATTTTGTACGTGGAATTTGCATTAAAATCACGAAATGGTAGATTTAATGCAAATTTGAATGGTATTTTTCCAGTAGCTATGCATTTGCCAATATTTTGCTCTTTCATAAATTTTCTTAATTCATCTTCAGCTTTAAAGTATTCTTGATGTGCTTTTTTAAATTCCTTTAACTTAGCTTCTTTTTCTTTGATAAGTTCATCAAGTTGAGAGTATATCATGTCTGGTGATAAATCGCTAATAGACGATGACATGGTTTTATAACAAATATTAATGAGTATTAAATTATTAAATTTTCAATTTTTTTATAATATCTATCATTAATCTTTTCAATATATATTATTAATAATTAAAAATACTCTATTTTTAACCTAATTGATTTTTTAAATTTAAATATTTATTTTTATATTTTAAATATTTGTTTTGTATAGCAGATGTACTTTCTCGTATAACTTCTTTTTCTAAATTACGGTCATATGTTAAAATACCACTCATTCTTATCATACTAATAAATTCCGATAACCATATACATTGATTACTTAATTCTACATCATCACAATCTTTGGTTTCAATATTTTTATCTATTATAGGGCAAATACTATTAAAATATTCTTGGACTGTCATAGTATCTTGTAAATCTACAGGTACATGAAATAAGCTTTTACTATCTTCTATTAATTTTAATATTCTTGCTTCTTCTTCAGTTCTAGCTACTTCATAATTTTTCTTATACGTTTCTATTTGTTCTATTCTTTGTTTACCTCTTTCAATATCTTCATCTATAGATTTTTTTTGAAGTATTGAGTATTGGTCTGTGTTATTCTCTAATGATTTTTTTAGGGAAAGCAAATATGTATGATTCTCGTTGATTCTTTTTAAACTTTCATCATTTGATTTGATAGTTGTTAAATATTCTTCATTATATGTTTTAATCAATAAAATATGTATTTCTTGTATAAAATCTATATATGGCTTATTTATTTTTATTTTATTTAATATTAGTTCGTTTTCATAATTTTTAGATTTATATTCAAGTTTATTATACCATGATTGTCCTGTTGTTAATATTTTTATAGTTGCTAAAGATATCCTTTTGTTACATTTTAGTATATATGACTCATCATATAATTGTATATTTTGTATATTTGGTAATAGTTGTGCTAATTTATAAATATTATTTAATAATGTAGTTCCCGAAATCTCACCACATTTATTTAGTGATTTAATCCATATATAATCATTCATAATTTTAAACTGAATACAATCTAACACTGGGTCTTTTTTAGATATTTTTATAACTGAATAGTCTGTAACAATATTGTACTCACTTTCTGAAAAAATTCTATTAATTATATTTATTTCGCTTTGTGACATATATAATTAAATTATATTATATTATACTATTTTACCTAATTTATTTTTTTATTTTAAATATTTTGTTGTTGTGTATTTATCTACTAGTTTAAATTTTTTTGTTAATTTAATTATATTATTATATTTTACCCAATTGATTTTTTAAATTTAAATATTTATTTTTATATTTTATATATTTTTCATAATATTCCTTTTTTAAATATTTTGTTGCTGTATACGGATTATTTGGTTCTAGTTTAATATTTTTTTCTAAAATAGTGGGATATGTAAAAATACTCATAAAATATTTTAACCATTTTGATACTGTATATTCATTTTCTGGTTTAATCTGTTTTTGTAAATAATATTCATATGTTAAAATTTTACTGCTTTTTATTATAGATATAAATTTTTCTAACCATATCAATTGATTAATGAATTTTTCATTTTCACAATTTTCTTTTTTGGAATTATAAATAATTTCTTTCCAAATACTATTAAAATATTTTTGAACTGTGGTATTATCATCTATATTAGGAAATACATTGTCGTTAGCTATTTTATCATATTCTAATTCATTTTTTTTATTTAATTTTTTTTTATTATTATTTCATTTACTTTTACTTCATTTTCATATTTTTTAGATTTATAACCAAACTTATTATACCAAGATTCTCCTGTTGTTAATATTTTTATAGTTGTCAAACATATTGGTATATTGCATATTTGTTTATTTGATATATCAATTAATTTTATATACTCTATTTTTTTTCCTATTTTTCTTAATTTTGTTACTAATATAGAAATCTTATCTAAAAAATAACTTCCTTTAATAATACCACATTTGCTTAGCCATTTAATATATATATAATTACTTTCAATTTCAAAATTAAAACAATTTTTTTTTCCTTGATTTATTTTTATAAGTTGACCTTCTATAACAATTTCTGGAAAAACACTTTTAATTATTTTTATTGTTTCCTCATCATACCCACTTGACATATAATTTAATTATAAAAAAATTAATATAATTAAATTATATATAAAATAATTACTAATGTAATGTCATAAGTGTAGACATTAATGCTGTTGCCCAAAATGGGGTCGGTAATGCAAATAGAAACCAAATTAATGGAACTAAATCAGGCATCAACATATACTTTAATGCGTATTCAATGGCAAAAAATAGATAGAATATTAATACAATAACCATCATAAAAATGATTGAATTTGTTGCTGCTTTCATCATCATCATATGTGGTAATTTACAGTAATATATTATAAGCAATACATAAATTATTAAATTTTCAATTTTTTTAATTAAATCAAAAATATCAACGATATCTATATGAATTAGACGTCTATTTAGTTAATTTAACTTTTTTATATGGTTGGGTTGCATGGCTTTCACTCATTTCAATATTTTGAATATTATCTTTATTATCTTTAATCTTTTTTTCTTTTGCAATTTCTAAATCTTTTTTGAGAGAATTATCAATTAGTAATGATTTAGTTAATGGATTATAAATAATATGAGTATGTTTCATCCTAGTATTTAGAACAAAATTGAATGATTTACACAACAAAAATCCAAATATCATATAATATTACTAGTAGTAATTTTTGCTTTAAATATTAATAAAATAATAAATTATAAATATGTCAATTTTTTATACTATCAGACTATTACAATCATTTTCAAATGTTCTATATTGTTATTATTTGTTCTTTTATATAAAATAACATCACCTGCTCTTATAGGTTTAGTATTATCATTATTATATGAAAAAGTAGGTCTTTCAATTGTATCACTAATATAAATAGAAATAGAATATAGTATTATATAATTATAATTTTTTTTAAATAAATAAATTAATAAGGGTTACGTTTAAATTTTTTAAATCTTTCATCAACACCAAATGCTTTATCGTTATAGGTAATTACATTATTTGCATATTCAAGTGTTTTTTGTAATTGAAAATAAATTTCAAACATAAAATCTTCAATCTTCTTTCCTTTGACTTTAGCTTTTCCAATCTGATACGCATATAGATTATCAAAAAGAATTGTTGCCGTATTAAAAACCATCAGATAAATATACCAATACGACATATGTTTATAATATTCAAAATCATCTTTTTCTAATGTATTAATAAATTCTTCTTCATCAATTTCACCTGTCATAAATTTTACACGCAAAGGGTGATTGTCAATAGGACGCAAATTTGCATGATTACCAGATGTAGCACGAATATTTAAAATATCTCTATGAAAACTTAAAAAGGATATAAGATAATGAGTTTGTGATGGCAGAGGTGCAAATAAATCACTTGTTGATGGCACTTTATTACGTGTAATTTTATAATTCATAATAATCTCCTGAGAAAAACATCTTAGTAAATTTTCATAACTAATAAATTCTTCACAATTTACTTCACCTATTTTTACAGGTATTTTTTTAGTATTATCTTTGACCCATTGTAGATAATGAGGATTGTGATGCCACGCTCCTTCATCAACAACAACACCAGTATTCCAAGAGTATGTTGTATGGCACTGGGTACAGAACATCTGGTCGCATCCTTCAATTTTAGAAATTAGTGCAGCACATTTAGGACAAGGTCTTGCTTCTTTGAAAATTGCTTTAATTGATGAAACAGTGTCTGGATTACAAAAGTGAACAGTAGTTTTAATTGGCTCGTGACAATCATCGCAAATTTTTGATAAGCACATATTACATTCAGATTCTGAAACAAAACCATGACAACCATTTACTGGACAAGCAAAAGCAAGTCCTTTTAAACTTTCAATTGGTCTTGGTTTTCCTGACTCAAAATCAAAATCTTCCCATCCCCTTCCAAATTGTTGGATACAAACTGTAGCATTAATAATAATTTGTTCAGCACGATCAGCACGTTCCCATTGACGGTTATTTAAAAACCTTCTGAAATATGGATCAAAGTTATCCAATAATCCGTTTAAACAAGTTGTATGTTTAAAAGTTTGAGCTTTCGAATATGCATTAGCAGCAAGTTGAGTAGATTGAAATTTTCCTTTTTCAATTTTCATTAATTGAACTTTACGATGAGATTTATACTCACTTGAAAACTAAGATTTATCTGATTTCAATAAAATTGTTTCAATATTCAAACTTACATTACAATGCATACATTTTGGTTTAATATCAGAAATCAGTAAGAATTGTTGAAAACAGTCCCTACACGAATAATTTTGACAATCATGACAAGTAGTAATTTTTGATTTAATCATTGTATCACAACAAATTGGACAATCTGTTGTTTCTTCTTCCTCTGTTGATGATTTTGAATTAACAAGTGATACTGGATTGGAACAAGTAAACGATATTATTTCAAAAATTTTGTCAATTTTAGAATCAGATTCTGAATCAGACTCTGGTTCTGAATCAGGTGCAATAGTATTATTTTTCTTGGCAAAATGTTCATTTCTCCATTCTTCAGTAGTATTATTTGTAATAACTTCTTCTGAAATTTCAATTTCACAATGCATACAATGTAAGAAAGTACAAGTTTCTGTATTACTGCAAGTCATGCATTTTGGAAAAAATCGATTTGTTACTAGTAATTCTTTGAAACAAAGTTCACACATTCCCTTATTACATTTTTTACAAAAAATATTATTGTATCTATTGCCACATTGACAATAAGTATTAGAAATACCATCTGGTATGCTTGAACACATAATGATTTAACTAAAATAGTAATGAATTAATTATATAATATTATCATAACGATAAATTATTAAATTTTTAATTTTTTGTATTTATTAAAAAAACTTGTCATAGTACCAGATTATTAAAATCATTTTCAAAAGAATTAATGTCTTCAATACGAGCTCGTCTATTTTCTACACAAGAAGTCTGTGCACTACGTTCCATCCAGTAGTAGATAATAAAATGAACCTTGACAGAAGCATACCACTTTGGAATAATAATCTTTCTAACAATAATAGATTTCAATTCTTCTGGATATGGACATCCATTTTCGTAAGCATACTTTAGACAATCAAAACGACCACTACGTGCAGCAAATTTTGTGGTATATTCATCCCAAGGAAAACCATTTTTATAAGCATACTTGAGACAGTCCAGATGACCATTTTCTGCTGCAAATTCGCATGCATTATCCAAAAAGCCTCCATTTTTATGAGCATACTTGAGACATTCTAGATGACCATTCTTTGCAGCATAAGAACATGTATATTCACCCAAAGGACATCCATTTTTATGAGCATACTCGAGACATTCAAGATGACCATTTCCTGCAGCATTATTGCATGTATCTTCATTCCAAAGACATCCGTTTTTATAAGCATACATAAGACAGTCCAGATGACCATTTTCTGCTGCATATTCACATGTTTCATTACCCGAAGTATGGTCTTTAAAACGAAGAGAATTATGATATTCACAATAATCTTTTTCATCTTCATCGTTATAATCATGATTCAACGGGCATCCCTTTTCATGAGCATATTTAAGGCAATTAAGATGACCACCACGCGCAGCATAAAAGCATGTAAATTCAGACCAGTCGCATCCATTTTTACGAGCATACATTAGGCATTCAATATGTCCATTTAATGCGGCATAAGCACACGTTGCTGTATTCCACCTGCATCCATTTTTATGAGCATACATAAGACATTCAATATGACCGTTTTCTGCTGCATATCTGCATGTATCTTCATTCCACTTGCATCCATTTTCGTAAAGATACTTGAGACATTCAATATGACCGTTTTCTGCTGCATATCTGCATGTATCTTCATTCCACTTGCATCCATTTTCGTAAAGATACTTGAGACATTCAATATGACCGTTTTCTGCTGCATATCTGCATGTATCTTCATTCCACTTGCATCCATTTTCGTAAAGATACTTGAGACATTCAAGATGACCTTTCTTTGCAGCACAATCACATGTTGTTTTATCCCAAGGACACTTATTTTTATATTTTCTATGAAAATCCATAAGAATATCTAAACGACCGTTCGTTACTGCTTCATTAATATCTTTTAGATAATTATCCATAATATTGATTGTATGTATTTACTATAACAATAGAGACTATTAAATCATTAAATTTTCATTTTTTTTGTATTTATTAAAAAAACTTGTTATAGTATCAGATTATTAAAATCATTTTCAAAAGAATTAATGTCTTCAATACGAGCTCGTCTTTTTCTGTACAAGAAGCCTTTATTCCAAGTTTCAGTCAATAGATGAAAATGAACGATTCTTGACAGCAGCACGCCACTTTGTAATAAAAATCTTTGTAACAATAATAGGTAGTATTTCTTTTGAATACGGACATCCATATTTGTAAGCATACTCAAGACATTCAACCTGATTATATTGTAGAGCACATTCAAGAGCAGATTTACATGTTTGTTCATCCCAATGCATTTCTTGTTCACGAAGAAGCTTAAGACAATTAATATGTCCATTTTTTGCAGCTTTGGCACACATTATTTTTCCGTGTTCATTTCTACTATATTCGTATTCATTATCTAATGCATACTGAAGACAATCTACATGACCATATTTAGCAGCATTGTAAAATGTTTCTATTCCTATAGGAGCTTCTCCGAATTCATAAGCCAATTTGAGACAGTTTAAATGTCCACAAGCTGCAGCATCATCACACGCATTTCCATCTATGTTACAACCAATAATATCACCACCACAAATTTTAATAATATACTTGAGTATATCAAAATATCCTTTTCTTGCAGCTATTTGGAAATGGACGCTAACAAAAGGACCCTGAAAAGTAAAGGAGTCAAAATAGGAATACCTACGAGTTCTAGGTGTATTTTCATAGTAGAGTTCTGACAAAACATCTAGACGATTATTTTCTATTGCTTCGTACATTTCTTTTTGATATGCGTCTAAATGACCTGTATAAATTTTTGGTGATTCCGATTCGAACGTAGGTTTTTGAGTATCGCCCATGGTATTGGATATGATGTATAAAGTCTTAATAATTATGATAAATTAAACTATTAAATTTTCAATTTTTTTCTTGTATATTAATTTTTAATATTAAAATTATATTTTGATTTTATAAAGTTATCTAAATAAATATTATAATTACTATTGCTAACTGATAAAGTATGTATATTTTTATAAATATATCATAACAAGTTCATCATTATTTAATTTAATTGTCAAATTTAATATAATATTATTTACTTTACATTGATTACATATTTCTATTATTGCTTTATTAGAATCAATACCTTGATAACTAATACCAATGCTTTCTAAATAATGAAATCCAGAATCATCTCTATAAATAGTTTTAATATTTAATATACTATTTCTAATTATTTGTGCACCATCTTTAATTATATCTTCAAATAGATACTTGATAATACTATTATAATTATTATTATTAATAATTGTATTATTAATAGATACTTTTTCAACTCTTGAATTTCTAAAATTTATTAATTTAATTTCATCTATTGTGTAAAGTGTTTTAATTTTTTTTTTTATAATTATTTTATTATCAACTATTTTCCAAGTAAAATGATCGTTTAAGGTTAATACATAAATTTTATCAATTTCCTCAATATTTATAATACTTTGTAGTATTTCTGACATTATTATTAAAATAATTATTTTTTTAATTTATAATTCAATTTTTATCAAATATTATTATTTTATTTAAAAAATTAATAAAATCAGAACATTCTTTTACATCGATATAATCACATAAATTAATAAAATATATGTGATTATTATAATCCATTTCAGATAAATAATTATAAAAATTAAAATTACTGTTAGTTTCTCTATGTTCATTTTTATATAATTTAATCCAATCTTTTATATGTTTAATAATATGATTTTTAGTATTACTATCATATTTATATAATATAGAATTTACTTTAGCCAAAATAAGCCTAACTTGAATTAGTTGTTCTATCTCATCTAGTGTTGACATTTTTATTAGAATAAGTTATTATTTTTATAATGTATTATTCAATTTTTATTATTATTATAAATTCTTGATATTTTTTTATTTCAAAAATTTTTTTAATGTCTGAATTATATATTAGGTATATTAGATATATGATTATAAAAATTATTATTTATACTGTTTAATTCATTAAATTTTATATATACATTAATCCACATATTTAGATTCAGTAATAATACTTGCTCTATCATCTACATCTAAATTATTTAGATATTTTTTAAATTTAATTATAATATTTTTAAATTTAATTTTTTATTCTATATTTTTGAGTGTATTCATCTTATTAAATTAACTTATTTATTTCTAAAAAAATTATAATTCAATATTTGAAGTTTTATTAATTTATTTATTATAGAAGACAAAACTAATAACAAAGAATTTAAAAAATAGAAATAAAATAATTTTATTATTTAATACACTGCTATGAAGCTAGTTTATTAATACGTTATTCGTTCTTCTTTTCTTAAGGAGTGCTTTGTAATATCTTCAAATTTAGCTTCAGCAGAAACATGTTTATTATGTGAATTATTAAAAAGGTCAACATATTTAATTGTTTGATTTTGTTCCAATGCTTTTTCTATTGCTTCCACTCCATTATTTCCAATATTATTACCCGGAAGTCTAAGTATTGTTAGACTTGTATTTTTTTTCAAGGCTTCTGCAATTGCTATTGCACCATCATCTCCAATATTACTACCATCAAGACTAAGTTTTGTTAGTGTGGTATTTTCTCCCAAGGCTTTTGCAATTGCTTCTACAGCATTAGTGCTGATACTACATTTAAGAATATAAAGATTTAAAAGTCTTGTATTTGTTGCCAAGGCATTTGCCATTGCTTTTCCTTCTTTATCATCAATTTTTTTACTGTTAATATAAAATGAAGATGATGTGTTAAATTCATTAGTATAATTTAGTGATGGTAATAGCACTGGTCTTGCTTCTGCTATGGCTTGTACTTGTTTTGCTCGAGCTATGGCTTGAGCTTTTGCTTCTACTCGGGCTTTTTCTGCTTCTACTCGGGCTTTTTCTGCTTCTGCTCGGGCTTCTGCTTGGACTCGGGCTATTTCTGCTTCTGCTTGGGCTCGGGCTCGGGCTCGGGCTTGGGCTTGGGCTTGGGCTTGGGCTTGTGCTCGGGCTTCTGCTTGGGCTCGAACTTTTTCTGCTTCTGCTTGAGCTTGTACTTTTTCTGCTTCTGCTTGGGCTCGGGCTTCTGCTCTGACTGCGGCTTCTGCTAGAGTTCTGGCTCGTGCTTCTTTTGCTATGGCTTCTGCTAGGGCTTCTGTTCGGGCTTGTAATTTTTCTGCTTCTGCTCGGACTTGTAATTTTTCTGATTCTGCTTGGGCTTGGGCTCGGGCTTCTGCTTGGGTTTGGGCTCGGGCTTCTACTTGGGCTTGGGCTTCTGCTCGGGCTCGGGCTTTTGCTTGGGCTCGGAGGCTGGCTCGGACTCTGTATAGGGCTTGTAGTTTTTCTGCTTCTGCTTGGGGTTGGGCTATGGCTCTGGCTCTGGCTTCTGCTTCTGTATCTAATGATGGTAAAAATTGTAATACTATTATTTCAAAATCATTCATAAAATCATTCATAAATTTAATATAATTAGTTCTAGGTATAGGTATGAAACAAGCACTCATAATTTTTAAAAATTTTTTATACCATCTCCGTTGCATATCATTTTCTATTAACTTATTTTTATCTATTATGTTATAAATATAAGTCATAAATCTAAATAAATTGGTATGTTCATCTGGAAAAATACCAAAAATATCTTCAGCTTGATTTTTTTTAGGTAATCTTGTATCATAATATTTTAAGACCTCAGTTAGTTCAGATATTTGTTTTCTGTTTTTCTCTGGTAATATAAAATAAAATAATTCAAATAATTTATAATTATTAATATTTTTTAAATCTAATTCACAAAGTTGTGAAAGTATAAGTGTTGATAAACGTATATTAATAATTAAGCCTAATAAATCAATACAACAATAAAAAAATCCAACCATATCTGTATGGTTAAGAAATGTTTGTAATGTAGTATATGTATGATAATAGAACTCTTGTTTAAATTCTATTAAAACAGCAATCACACCATTAAACGACATTGACATTAATGAACCTATATTAGAACTGTTATAAGTTAATAATCCAAAATCAATTAAATAAACTTTATTGTCTTTAAAAGTTATATTTTCTAATTTTATATCATTATGAAAATAATTTCTACTATTAATTTCATAGAGTAAATCTAATAATTGAATTGTAACATTTGCATATTGTTCTTTAATTTGTGCTTTTTCATTTATAAATTTCTTACGTAAATCATTACCATTATATTTTGAAATTAAAAAATCTGAGGCTTCTATCCCTTGAAATAAAACTAACATATCAGGATCTAAAAATGTTTTTAACCAATCCGATTTTAAACCTTCATAATATGATTCTATAAGTTCGGAATGTGTACCTTTTTTAAAAATGTATTCTTTTTTAGTTATATTGTCTTCAATTAATTTAACAACACCATAAGTCCCTTCTCCTAATGTTTTTTTTATTGTATATTTTATTGTAATATACTTTTTCTGTTCATAATCATAATAAGTTAATGTTAATATATTACCATTTATTTTGTAAGAAGCATATATACCTCCACCAATCATTTTTTTTAAATTAAAATAT